AAACGGGATAGGGATAAGACGAATTACTATAGACGGAGAAATAGAAATGATAGCGCCTGAAGATTTTAACAAACCACCGGACGAAGTGTGCGGAAGGTGTGAAAACATAACGGCCACCTGGGACGACAAGAAAGTAGGAAAGTGCACGCACATCGAAACTAGATTAGTAAGATTAGAAAAGCAGTGCGAGTTTAAAGAAAGTAAATTCAAAAAAAAGGACGGTGAATAAAATGAAATGTTTATTAATTTTATTAGTTTTGTTTTTGGTTGCATGCGGTAACAGTCCGACGGCAATCAAAGGTTGTGAATTACTTGTGGAAACTGTTAATAAGTACACACCAACGCCTACGGTTGAAAAAACGAAACTCGCGACGGCCACAACGACTGCAACACCAACCAGGACAGCAACGGCAACGCCAACATATTCGCCGGTGGTTACTGCATACAGTACCGGCGCAATGCATCCGATTGATAACGTCGTGCTTAATTGCGCGGCGTTAACTTCTTCGTCAAAAGTAACGGCATATATTCGCTATTCTATTTCTGGTCTTCCATGGTGTGATAATATTTTATTGCCAAACAGCTTGACAGTTAGTAGTAAAACGTTTACAGTCACGTACTCAGTTAATCCAACAACCAAAGAAATCACGTTTACTTTTGACCCGGCGGAAATTTATCCGTCGTCTGATTACTATTTGATCGAGGCATTTATTAGTAACTGATTTATATAATCTGGTTAAGAATTTTCTTGACATTTAATCTTTTTTAATATCATCATTAAGCCATGAAAAAGAAATTGGCTAAGAAAAAAACTACTACCAAAAAAAAAGTAGTCAAGAAAAAAACAACTAAAAAGCAGAAGCAGGACAGGACTTCCGTCATGCAAGCTGTTTTCTTAGCCGCATTCTCAAAAACCGGAAACATTCAAAAGTCCGCCAAAATTGCTAAGATATCAAGAGCTGACCATTACAGATGGTCAAAAGAAGACGAAGCATATCAAGTTAAATTTGATCAAGCGCAATCCGAAGCAATAACCTATCTGGAAGATATAGCAATTCAACGAGCCACCGAAGGATGGAAGGAACCCGTTTATTATAAAGGCGAAGACGTTGGTAAGGTTCGCAAATTCAGCGACGCCCTTTTGATGTTTATGCTCAAGGGCGCTGCTCCTAACAAATACCGTGAAAGAATAGATCAAAACCATTCCGGGGCGATAAGCCAAACCATAGAGATAAGAACCGACGGAGTCGGGAAACCTAATGAATCAAAAAATAACACTCCCGAATAATTGGTCTAAACGAGAAGACCAGGCGCCCGTATGGAATCATATGATGGCCTGCGCTGTTCAACAAAAAAAAGAAATCGAAAAATATGGAAAAATAATAAGTCCTGGCGCCAGGGGAGTTGAAGCTGCCCATAGACGATGGGGAAAAGACGACGTAGCAATGCATTTCACCGCTTGCGCAGCTCATATGCGCACCGGTAATTACTGGCATATGCTCCCGCAATTCTCGCAATGCCGTATTGCTATATGGGACGCAATTAATCCGCGTACTGGTATTCGCAGAATTGACGAAGCTTTTCCACCGTCAATAAGATTAGCAACCAACTCAACACAAATGAAAATAACTTTTAAGTGCGGTTCTATGTGGCAACTTATTGGGAGCGATAACTTTAACAGCATTGTAGGATCTCCGCCGATCGGAATTTGTTGTTCAGAATGGGCGCTTGCCAATCCTTTGGCATGGTTTTATTTGTCGCCCATCTTAGACGAAAACGGTGGCTGGGCAATGTTCATTTCAACTACGCGCGGGCGTAATCATTTTAAAACATTTTATGATTTTGCTGTTAGTGATCCCGCTTGGTTCGCCGATATGAAAAAAGCAAGTGAGACAAAAGTCTTTACAAAAGAGCAACAAGAAAAAACCAAAAGAGAATATATCGGTTTGCATGGTAAAGAAATGGGCGAGGCGCTTTACTTGCAAGAATTTGAATGCAGTTTTGAAGGTGCTGTCATGGGTAGTTATTACAGCAAGCAAATGGCAGATGCTCGGAAAGAGGGACGCATTTGCAAAGTCCCGTGGATTCCCGAAGTAGAAGTCAATACTTATTGGGATCTCGGACTTGACGACAGCATGACTATTTGGTTTATCCAACATATAGGATTACAACATCGCGTTATCAATTACATAGAAGGCACCGGCTTAGGACTTCTTTACTTCGCTCGTAAAATGAAAGAGTTGCCAACAAAAGAATTTCCGTACATATACGGAAATCACTACATGCCGCACGATGCAAATGTTCACGAAATGACAAACAACGAAATTGCATTAACGAGAAAAGAGTCGGCCGAAGCGCTCGGAATTAAACCGATCGAAGTGATACCGCGAGCGCAGAATATGGATGTTATAGTCAACGTGCATATTCCAGCAGTTAGAAAAATAATAGCGTCGTGTTGGTTTGATGAAGAAAATTGTCGTTATGGAATAAACGGACTTGAAAACTATCATGCAAAGTGGGACGATGTAAAAAAAGTTTTGACCAAGCGTCCTGATCATGATCATAACAGTCATCCTGCGGATGGTTTCAGGACGTTCGCTTGTGGTTTTGAAGAAATAGGGCCGAAGGATAAGTCGGTCAGTTCTATGATGGGATCGAAAAAAGGAAATATTTTATTAGGACAATAGGGGGTTATCATGAAAGAAAAAGAAGGATCGATTAAACATGGGTTCACAGAAAAAGAAGAAAAAAAAATATTGGAGCTTGCGCGTAAAAGGTTTGACCGAAGTGTCGAAGCGTTTAACAAAGTATATAAAAAAGCCATTGAGGTTTTGACATTCAAGTATGGAGAGCAATGGCCAGCGGACCAAAAAAAGCAACGAGAAGATGCGAAGCGACCGGCTTTGACCGTTAATTCAATGTCGAGATTTTCAAATCTCGTTTGCGGAGAGATGCGACGCAATAAAGTTCAAATCAAAATTGCACCGTCAAACAGTAAGGGCAGTAAAGCAAACGCCGAAATCAAAGCAGGATTAATTAAAACTATCGAGTATAAATCAGAAGCCGAAACGATTTACGATCATGCCGGTAAAATGCTTGTAGATTGCGGATTTGCAGCAGGTCGTGTTTTATCACGCTATACCGAGGACGAAGAAGATCCGTTTTTACAAGAATTATATTTCGAATCAATAGATAATCCATTTTCAGTACATCCTGATCCTAACGCTAAAGATAGCCGGTTTTATTCTAATGGTGAATATTTCTTTATAGATACTCCGATGACAAAAGAGGATTTCATTGAAGAATACGGAAAGGATGCGTTATCGGATTTTGAAGGAGATAAACCTGAAGGAACGGAAATGGAAAGATGGTACGATGATGAAAAAATCATTGTGCGAGAATATTTTTATAAAGAGTATTCATCAAAAACAATGGTCCAACTTAGTGACGGGCGAGCTATGGAATTAAACGAAGCTAAAGCACACATTGAAAAAACTTTAAATGCTTTAACAGATGCCAAAGCAGACCAAGACGCAAAAAGAAAAGATTCGGTTGAAGCAGGCGTCGCGTTTGATGAATCGCCAATCGACTTGAATGATATACCTGAAATATTGAACGAAAGAGAAATTAAAACGCCACACGTTAAATGGCTTAAGATAACGTCTCGGCGTATTTTAGAGGCGAGCGAATGGCCGGGATCAATTATTCCGGTTGCGTTTTCTACCGGCGAGTATACCAACATAAAAGGCGAAAGATTTTATGACGGATTATTTAAAGATGCCATCGACCCTCAAAAACTTATTAACAATTCTTATTCGTCGTTATGGGAAATAATCTCACTGATGCCGAAGTCGCCTTGGCAAGCATCGGCTAAAATGATTGAAGGCTATGAAGATGATTATCTTTCAGCTAATGCCGAAAATTTCCCACTTTTAAAACATAGAGCTGACGCAGATTTCCCAGGTCAAAAACCAACCCAGACAAATGTCGGTCAGATGCCGGTTGCAATGTTTCAGATATTGCAAGAGAACAAACAGAACATGAAGGACGCTGTCGGTATGTATAATGCCGACGTAGGCGACCAAGGTCCGGAAGTTTCTGGTAAGGCAATCTTAGCGCGTCAAGCACCAAGTGATACCTCAACATTTGTTTATCATGATAACCGTGCTGGCTTTGTTGCTCAAATAGGAAAAATAGCAAACGACGCAATCCCTTTCTTTTATGATACAGAACGCGACGTAAGAATTAGAGGGTTTAACGGCAAAGATTCTACAGTTCCAATTAATACGACGGCGCGCAAAACGAAATCAGCAATTGACGAAGATCCACAACGTTATAGCGGTATTGATAAAAAGGCATTAAAAAAAGCATTAGACAAAGGGGTTGACACTCCGTTTAATGATATTACAACCGGGAAATATGATGTTGTTGTTATGACCGGCCCTGCTTATCAAACACAACGACAAGAGGCAGCAGAAAATATTCTAAACATTGCTAAAATTGCAGGTAGTACACATCCGGCCGATCTTTGGCATTTAGTTAGTACATTAGATTTCCCAGGAGCAGAAGAATGGGCCGAGACTGTACGAAAACGTGTCCCGCCTGGAATGCTACCGGAAGAAGAAGACGCAGAGCCAGCGCAACCGCAACCGCCTACGCCGGAAGATATTTTGAATATGAAAAAAATCGATCTCGAAACGCAGAAATCAAAAACAGAAGAAGTTAAACTGCAACATGAAATAGTTAAACTTCAAAAAGAACTTGCGGAAAGTAAAGAAGGCGTTAACAAAGCGGTTATAGACAAACTAGATGAAGTGTTTGCTCCGGTTCATCCTGCTGACATGGAACCGCCACAACAGGGAAACCCTAACACCCAGGCACCGCAAGAATTGGGGCCACAATATGATTAAAATAAAACAAATTGGAATTAAAAAAAACGGATCTGCTGTATATGCAAAACTTAATTGTAAAAAATGTTTTGGCCGTGGATTCGTCGGATATTCAGGGAACGTTAAAGGAGGAGTTGTCGTTTGTTCGTGTGCCTTTGCAACTACTGCACCGAATTGGCTTCAAAAGGTTTTACATTGGTTAAGAATTTTATTGACAAAAAAAATTTTTAGGAATACTAATAAAGTTAGTTTATTAAATTAAACCAAGGAGAAATAAAAATGGAAACACCGATCGCCCCGGTAACAGCGCAAGCCGTAACATCAGACTCGGCACCTGAACAAGCTGAAAAAATGGAGTCAGCATCCAATTATGAAGGCATGAAAATCGATTCTTTAGAAAATAGTCCGGAAGTTAATACCGAAATAAATATTGATCCTGAACAACAACCAGTAACACCGATAGAAGAAGAACAACAGACTGAAATACCATCAGAGCCGAAAGAAAACGAACTAAAGGGGTCGGACCCCGCAGGCGATGAACAAAAAGTTCCTTTAAGCGAACTAATTAAGATAAGAAAAAGGGCGCAAGAGGCAGAAAAAAGAGCGGCATATTTAGAAGGCCGTTATGAAGGTTCGCAACAAAAAGAACCGAAGGAAGAAGTTCCGAATGCTAATAAGATCGAAGCTCTAATTCCGGCGTTTACTCCGTTAGAAGATTATAATGGTAGTTATGAAGAATGGTTGAGCGCTAAAGTAAGTCACGACACTAAACACACAATCAGGATTGAAAATGAACAGGCTGCAATTGCTTCAAGAAATAGTTCGGTAGAAAAAAACTACCGTGATCGTTTTACTGAAGCGGCCAAAATAATTCCGGACATAGCTGAAACGGTTAACAATGCCGAACTACCGATTTTCGATAATCGTGTGGTTAATGCGGTAAAGAAAAGCGAGATAGGTCCGCAGATTGTTTACTTTCTGGCAAAGAATCAAGTAGAAGCAATCAAACTCGCAAATATGGATCCAGAGCTCGCTATTATGGAGCTTGGAAGTATCAGAAACAGAATAAACGAAAGCACGAAACCATTAGAAACTAGAAAGGTGACAGGCGCACCGCCACCTATTAATCCAGGCAATTCAAAGGGAACAACTGTAAGTGTTGACCTTGCTGATAAAGATGTTAAATCTTATTTTGAAACAAGAAATAAGGAAAGACGAGCAAGATCAAGCGGTTGATTAGTAGCGGTGATGATGTCTCCTTTTAATCAAAGGAGTTAATAAAATGAGTAATCAAATTAAAAATATTGGTGGCGTAGCTAAAGAGCTATTATACCAACTAGATAACAAGCTTAGCTTTATGAAAGGCGTCAAAAATAAATATTCAAATGAATTTGCACAAGATGGCGCCAAAATAGGTGACACTATAAATGTAAAATGGATTGAGAACGTCCCTGTTAAACGTGGCCCTGTTGCAGAAGTCCAGCCGTTTGTTGAAAAAACTTTACCTATTCAAATCACAGATGATTATTGGTACCAAACAGCAATTGAATTTGGTAGCAAAGAGCTTGCACTTTCCATCGAAGATTTTAATGCAAAAACAAATCTTGAACAAATTATGGCAAGTATGGCAAACGAAATCGAAGAAGATGTTTTGAAGTTAGCATTAAAAACGCCTAATATGTTGGGTACTCCCGCAAGCACTCCTGGAACGACTGCGGGTGCTGGTTATTTGCGAAGTGGTGCGCCTGTTATTTTTGGTAATGCAAGCGCTGTTCTTACTCAAATGGGAGCACCAAGAAATAACCGTACCATGGCTTTAGACACTACGGCAATGGCCAATTCAGTAGGAGCAAATGCTGCGCTATTCAATCCTTCCGCTGATATTAGTTCTCAATATCGAGAAGGCAGAATTACACGCAATATGAATTTCGATTTCATTGAAAACGTAAACATCCCAACAATTGTAACAGGTACAAGAACAGCCGGAACGGTTTTGGTTAGCAGCACAAACGGTGACTCAACCATTCAAGTTACTGGCGTCGGAGCAAATGCAACTGTAAATGCTGGCGAACATTTCATTGTAACCGGTGTTTTTGGTGTTAATCCAATGAGTCAGAATTCTACTCCGTTCAATCGTATGTTTGTAGTATTGGCAGACGCAGTAGCGAACGCAGCCGGACAAATAACATTGTCTATCGCTCCTGAAATAAGATTGTCTAACCCCGCAAAATTAGTTGGCGGTACTTTGGTAAAACGTTATCCAGCATTGCCGATAGACGTTAACGGTAATGTTACGGCGTTGCCAACAGCCGGAGCCGTTGTTACGTTTTCGGGTGCAGCAAGCACAACAACTGTTTTGAATTTAGCACATCAGCAAGATGCAATTGTAACCACTTCCGTCGATCTGCCTTTAATAGGTGGAGCAGACAAATGCGTTCGTGTTTCTCATAACGGAATTTCTTTGCGTTTATGGACTGACGGCGATATTCACAACAGCACTAAAATAACCAGAATTGACACGATTATAGTTCCGACGCTTGTTCGTCCGGATCTGGCAGTTGTATTGTTTGGTTAATCTTAAAAAAGAATAGGAGTAAATATCATGTTGAATAATCAAAATTATAAACGGCTTCGTTACTTAGACGGCAGCCATCCAGACGGGACAAAGTTTTCTAAAAATCCACGAAGCAATCCAGCACAGGCGCCAATTCCGGTGTCTAATGGTGGTCAGATAGTGACCTATCAAGAAACTTTAACTGCGGTATCAATTGCAACTATAACCGCCGCAGAACAAGCTTTGACAGTCGGAACAACTGCGGGTAATGGTCCGGCAACTACCGACTTTTTAGCCGCTGTCAATAAACCAACTGCTCAGGTAGGCATGGGTGTTCATACGGGACGTATTAGTGCTGCTAACACAATCACGTTAGCGTACTCTAATACCGTAGCCGGTTTTCTTACGCCTACCGCTACACAGGTTTATAATGTAACTGTATTGCGTGGTGCGCCAACGCATATTCAATCTCTAACTCCGGCTGAAGTTCCGGCTGACAGTTCTTCTGAAACGATTTTTGACATTACACAAACGCAACCGGATATTACGCTGGGAATTGATGGATATGGAAAAATCATTAGCGCGACTTTGGTTACTGGCGGAACTGGTTTTTATCAAGTCCCTACATTAGTCGTAGTCGATGAAAATGGCGGTGCCGGTGCATTGCTAGGTTGCGACGTTACTGCTCTTGGTGTCATTGATCGAGTATGGATAGAAGATGCTGGTCAAGGATATATCGATCCGACGGTTACTGCTATTGGTGGAAATATCATTGAAACAGGTATGCTTGCAATGATTACAAAACCAACACAAACCGCTGGTATTGCTATTAGTAATGTTCGCGTAAGTGGAAATAATCAAATTGCAGTGTCGTTTGTAAATCCTACGGCGGCCGCAGTTACTCCAACAGCTGAAAATTATACTATTTGCTGCATGAAAGAAGTTCCGGCAATTAGTAACATTAAAAGTTTTGGTGTTGTTGGAACTGGTCTGGCTTCTGTTGCGGCTAATACATCAGCAGAACAGTCGTTGACTGTCACTGGTGTAGCGGCTACCGACATTGTTGTAGGTACTCAAAAACCAACGTTGACGGCTGGTACCGGTTTAGCTGGAACTCGTGTTTCGGCAGCTAATACTTTGGGCATTAGTTTCATTAATACTACAGCCGGTGCTTTAACGCCTTCAGCTACAGAAATTTATGGCGTCACAACTTATTGTCAAAACCCAGTAGCACCACTTAAAATATTCCGACCAATCCTTAGTCCTGTTTCTGTTGCGGCTAATAGCAGCGCAGAAGAAACGTTCACCGTTACAGGTGTTCCGGCTGGTTCGACCGTGACTATTAATAAACCGTCACATCAGCCAGGGCTTGCTATTGCAGGATGCAGAGTTACGGCAGCCAATACCATCGGCATTACTTTCGAGAATGTTACGGCGGCAATCATTACACCTACCGCGCTTGAAAAGTATACCGTTGGTTGTTTTATGGAACCTGGCCCTGGTGGTGGAGTTCCTGGAAGCTGGGTAGCTGTCCCATTTTCTTTGTCTTCTCAACGGACCATGGAGCAAACAAAGGAACAACAGGCAATTATGAACGAAACCGGTTTAGCTAACGGTGCATAACATTAGGGGAAAGATTTAACCCCAGCAGGATTCCGCCCACGCGGAAACCGGGCTGAGCATCCCGGAAAATACTGCTCAACAATTAACCGCGTGGGAAAGGAAGGAATTTATGGAAGAAAAAAAAGAGAAGTTTAAAGTTTTTGTAGCAATGCCATGTTTTGACAAGAAGGTTTTTGTGCCATGTGTTCAGGGGCTAATGAATGCTATGAAGGTATTGATCAAAAACGAAATACCTTCGGACTTTGCATTCGAGGTCGGTTTGCCCTACGTTACAATGGCACGAAACAACTTAGTCAGAAAATTTATGGAAACAGATGCAACAGAGTTAGTTTTTATCGATGCAGATATTGGATTTCAGCCAGACGACTTCAAAATGCTTATAGGAGCGAATGAAGATGTTGTCGCCGGTATCTATCCCAAAAAGCAAAATGAAGAAATGTACCCAGTAATGTTAAAAACAGACGAGCAAAACAACGTAATCAATGAAAACGGTGTTTTGTTGGCGTCTGGATTACCAACCGGATTCATGAAAATAAAAAGACATGTTATCGAAAAACTTGTAAAAGAAAACCCGCACCTTGCTTATACAGATGCACTGAGCGGAAAAATAACTTATAATTTTTTCGGGACATATGTAAGAGATGGACGTTGGTTTGGTGATGATTACGGTTTTTGTCAATTATGGGAAGACATTGGTGGAAAGTGTCACGCCATGCCAAATATAACATTTGTTCATTGTGGACAAAGAAATTTTGAAGGTAATTTTTATAATTATTTGCTTAAACAAAAGGCGGTGCAGCAATGAAAAAAATCTTATTACTTGGCTGCGGCCATAGCAGGGAAAAAAGAATGTGGATCGGTGACCAGACCTCTTGGGATGGCGAATTGGTAACATTAGATCACAATCCAGACTGTAAACCTGAAGTTATTCATGATTTGAAAATGTTGCCTTATCCGTTTCCAGATAACGAATTCGACGAAATTCATATCTATGGAGTTTTAGAACACTTAAGCGACCAGGGAGATCATGTTGGCTTCTTTGCTCAATTTGAAGAGTTCTATCGGATTTTAAAACCTTCAGGACATTTTTTAGCGGTAGTACCAAGTGAAAAAAGTGTGCAGCAATGGGGTGATCCTTCGCATTGTCGAGTGATTAATATGATTACGTTGGGATTTTTATCACAGGAAAATTATAAACAATGTGGCAAAACAATGATGACAGATTTTCGTAATATTTATAAAGCTGATTTTGTAGTTTCGTGGCATCATGACGACGGTGAACTTCTTAATTTTGTTTTAAGTCCTATCAAGGAGGTACCAGGATGGACTTCCGAGAATACATCAACAAAATAACTTATAAAACCATTTTTCCTAATGATCCACCGCATTGGTTAGAAGTGAATAACATAAATATTCCAGAAAGAGCAGTCGACGAAAAAATAGTTGATCTTTGCGTTATGCCTAAAATGTCAACTTTCGCTATTGCGGCATTGATTAATAAAGCTGTCAACGATATGCCGGAAGGTCAGTGCTACGTCAACGTTGGTGTATGGCACGGATTTACTTTTTTAGCTGGCATGATTGGTAACCCTAAAGAAAAGTGTATCGGAATCGATAACTTTTCAGAGTTTGGCGGACCGCGCTTGGAATTCCGCGAACGATATCTAAAAGCTCGTTCAGAAAATCACCACTTTTTTGAAATGGATTACCGGAAATATTTCCAGCATATGCATAAGCTTGAAGATAAGATCGGATTCTATCTTTACGACGGAGCGCACGACTACGAAAATCAGCTGGAAGGATTAAAAATAGCCGAACCGTTCTTGGCCGACGATGCTTTGATAATCGTCGACGATACGAATTGGCCAGATCCTTATCAAGCAACAATGGACTTTATGGAAGCAAGTCTAAATGAATGGGAAATAATTCTGGACGTCAAGACCGCTAGTAATGGACATCCTACATGGTGGAATGGCATCTTGGTAATTAAGAAAGGCGGATTAAAATTATGAAAAATATGAAAAAAGGTCCTGTAAAAGGAACACCCGAATGGGATAAAAAAGTCATGGGTAACCGAAGTGATGAAATGCGCATTAATAAAATGAGCAATGCAATATTTAAAAGTTCCAAAACTCCGGACAAGATTTTCGCCGGTGGTAAAAGCAATTTTTATCCTAAAAAAGAAAATACTTCAACGACCGTTAAAAGAGTTGCAAAAAAAGCGGTTGAAACAATGAAGGATTACGCATCCAAAAGACGGCGTAATAGCATAGCAAAAATGGATTAGGAGAAAAGAACATGACAAAAGGTAACGGAATGAAAAACTACGCAAAAAAAAGAAACAAAGAAACTGTTTATCCGGATGCTCCGATTAATACATCCAGTAATAAACGTAAATCAGTCGATATTACAAAAGCAGAAAACGGTTATATCGTTAGTCAATGGGTAGAAGGTTCGATGGATAAGCCGGGGTATGATAGGAAGATCGTCTGTAAAACAAGTGCTGAAGCACAAAAGAAGGCCGCAAGCCTTCTTAAAATGTAGGTAACATTATGGGAATTGAATTTGCAAAACTTGAAACAAATGGAATATCGTGGATAGTAAAGCCAATGCTTTGCGAGTCTTGTGCAGCAAAAGGATTTTCTGCAACCATTGTTTTAGGTGACGGATTAGAACTTCCTATTTCTAGTTTCGTTAACAGACAAGATGCAATTGCTTTTATCAATTCTGTAAAAAAAGCAGGGATTAAAAGCGAATGAGATTATTAATCTATAAAAAAAGCGTGGGGGGTTCACAAAATGCAGGAAATAGTTAGTCAGTTAGAATGGCCAAGGATAATTTATCACGAATCTGATGGAATTAAATCAGACGGACACGATTACACGTACAAGCGTTGCGAGTCTTTAGAAGAATTCGCAAAATTAATCGACCAGGGATGGGAGTTATATCCGCCCGAACAGCGAGCAAAACTAGAGGATTTTGAAGAAGATGTAGAAATCGATGACCAGATGTTAGTTTCACGTGAAACTCCAACGGTAGACGTTGTTGTCGAAGAAACATGCGAAGCTATAGCTCCGCCAGAAGAACCGGACGAAACGGAAGAAGAAGAACCGGAAAAAGTAGAAATACCAGAAGTTAAAGCAAAAACAACCAAGAAAAAAGCATCAAAGAAAAAGGTTGCTAAGAATAAAAAAAAGTAAAAGGAAACTGCCATGTCATTAAATACTGTCAGAAAAATAATAGCAAAGAGTTATAAACTTCTCGGCGTAGGTGGCGAAGGCGAAACATTATCGTCTGAAACAATGAACGACGGACTTGACTCGCTTAATATGTTACTTGCTTTATGGGGTGGTCGGCGTTTAATGACTATGGCAGAAATAAAAGAAAGTTTTAATTTAACCGCAGCACAGGTATCTTATACGATGGGAGTTAGCTCACTTGCTCTTGTTACTGATTTTGACACGGTTAAACCCAATAGGATTATAAGTGCATTTATCAGGGATTTGTCAGGAAATGACAGAGATGTTAAAATAATCACAAAAAACGAATATAATTCGCATTGTCTTAAAACAACACCCGGGGTTCCTGAATGTTTATATCAGGACCCCGGATCATCGCAACAAGCTAATCAGGTAATGACTCTTTATATTTATCCGGCTCCTGAATCTTCAACGACTTATACATTATTTATGTTTTCAGAAAAGCCCTTAACTAGCTTAGATAGTTTGAGTGATGACATAACTTTTAATGATATTTATAAAACAGCTATCATTCCTAATTTAGCTATGTTATTGGCTCCCGAAGTGGATCGTCCAGTATCGGCAGAGGTTATTAAATGGGCGAAAGACTCTATGGACGTAATTGAAACGATTAATTCTGTACAAAAGAAAGAGATTATCCCGATTAATCCGCTTGCGACAGGAAGCGGAAATATTTTAAACGGCGGTTATTAAAATGGGTAAATTTGGGATTGTAGGTCCAGGATATACAGGAAGAAGCACGAATATAAATGCTTCTCGTTGTATTAATTTTTATCCAGAACTTAATCCAGAAGATAGCAAGTCTCCGGCGGCTTTGATTGGAACGCCTGGACTTCTTTTATATATCGACACACAATTAGGATCTATTCGAGGAACTCATTTTTTTAATAATCTTATTTATTTCGTATCTGCTAATAAGCTCTATTCTGTTGACGCAGCAAAAAA